GGCTTGTTAAAGCCCGAGACTCCAGCTCGGGCTAATCGTGGGTCTTTTTTAACTGCCATAGTTACCTCGTTATAAAATATCGCCTCTAAGACGTTTTAACGTTGCTTCTGGAAGGGCATCAAACTCTTCTTCAGTCATTGTTGAGAGGTCTAATGCCTTTTCTCCATGATTTGAGGAGCTCTCACCTGGAAGTTCGGGGGGTTGCGCGTCTGCAGCCTTTAGTTTGCGGCTTACTTGCGCGCGTTTTTTGGCTAATTCATCACTTTTCTGCGCCTTACCAGCCAGACTTGGCGCACTTTCTTGCGCTTGGTCTAAATCGTGGTCTTTAACTACGTATTTCACAGCTTTTGAGAGTGCATCTACGGCTTCGTAGCCCTTCATCATGAAGGCGTCGCGCAGTTCAACTACTTCGTTAGTCATATCTTCGTTGAAATCGTCTGAATTACGGTCAAACACGGGGTATGCGTCTTCCATAGCGTTCGCAGCCTGTTGCAATGCGGTCATCTGGCGGTCTTGGTTCACCGTCTGATTCATTTCTTGCCGCATTTCGTACTCTAATGTGTCTCGTTCGGCCTTTCTGATCTCTCGACGTAGCGCAACAGCTTTTTCTGTCTCACCATCAAGCACCATGTTTTGGTACTCAACTTCTTTTGCATCGAAATCGTAAGATTCGGGCGCTTCTTCTGCTTTTTCATTTGCTGCGTTGATCTCGTCTAGTTGTTTCTGAAGCGCTTTCTGTTTTGCCAGCACCTCATCAAGGCGGGCTTTCGGCACCATTGGTTTTTTAGCAGGTTTTTCCGCAGCTACGGGCTCTTCTTCTAGCTCGGCTTCTGGTTCTGTTTCTTCTTCTGTACTTTGTTCATCTTCAGAAACAATTTCCTCGGATTCTTCGGTAGTGGTTTCCTCTTCTGCATCCTCTGCCACAACTTCGCTTTCCTCAGCAACTTCTTCTGGCTCCTCTTCGGGGGTTTCGAAACTAAGATCTAACTGAGGAGAATCATCTTCCTCTGGTCGGTCTGCTCCAGGCATTACGTCGTACTCAATTGCTTTTTCTTCTACTGCTTCGTCTTTATTACTCATATCAAAGTCCTATTGGGGTTTGGGGGTGTTTCGAGATTGCTGCATAGCCGTGGTTGCTATCTTGGTCGCAGCAGAGGTTTCGGCCTGTCCTTGGCGGATCTCGTTTGTAGCTGATGACAACTCTCTGCGGAGAGCGAGCTGCTCTTGGTTCATCTGAATCTTCGCTTGCAGTTCAGCCATGCGTACCTGTGGGTTTACTTCCGCTGTTTCTTGTACCTTGGCTACGTTTATTGCGGCTTCAGACTGAAGTTTTTCTACCTCGGCTTGGAGCTTCATGGTCTCAAGCTGCAAGTTCTGCATAGCGAGCATCTGCTGCTGCTGCATTACCTGAGCCTGCTCTGGAGAAGGAGGTTCTTGGCCGGTCATAACGCGGATGCGCTTCGCCAGCTCTTCCTTCTTCATAAGGTGGCTGTAACTAATAATCGCGTCATCTGGTATAGCGACACCGGCTTGCCTCAAGCTCAGGGCTTCAGCAAACTGCGTTTCGTCGAAGCTATCTCTCGCTGGTGCAGAGGCAACAATAACGTCGTACTCACCTATAGTGAGGTTATTAATAATGTCACCCTCTGGGGTCATAGAATTAAGTAACATCGGCTCGCGGGGCTGCATCGGATCGTCTTCGTTAGTAACCTGAATAACGCGCTCTTCGGTATAGAAGGTTTGGATGAGGTTTAGAATCTTCTCTGCCAAGTACTGGCGTGTTTTTGCGAGGTTGTCGAGTGGCACCTGAATCATTACTGCGCCGCGATTCTGTTTTGCCTGAATTGCAACGCCCGATACTTCTGCGCTGTCAGTACCGAGCATCGAATCGTTGATACCACTGATTGACTGAATATTCGCTTGGGCTTTTTGACCGATACGATCAAGCCCAGTAGGTATCTGGTTAGGCTGTATCTTGGACGGCGCGTTAGTGCCACGCGCGTACTCAAGTACCAGTCCTGTCTCAGCGCCGTGTTCCTCGAGGTCATCTGCGGTCATACCAACCAACGAACCCGCCTCAACCATCCAGCCACTATTAGCTGTGGTATTAACTATATGCAGCTCTTGCGATGCAATCTTGTTCAACTGCTCTTGTGGAGAGAGAAGGTTGCGAACAACACCGAACGGACGGCCTCTGCGGAAGTAGCAGAAAAACGGGACTATGGTGAAGTCGTTGTATGGGGACCAGTCATCGTGAAGTACAACCTGATCACAAGTAACAGTCCATCGCACTTTGCGAATGACCTTTGTTATAAGTTCCATATCGTATTGCTTGGCGAACTTTTTACACTTACCTTCCTTCCAACTATCAGGGCACTGTCTCTGATCACCTGTTTCTTTGTCGATGAAGAAAGATGCGCGGGCGAGCTTCTTGTGCTGGCGCTCCACGACGCGTAGTGACTTTACGTTGCGGTACTCTTCGTCACCAGGAATTGAATCGCCGAAGTACTCGTTTGTTTCTGTGTCTCCAAAGCGTGTCTCTTGGTACTCGACGGAGTCGGGGCCAAAACTCATACCGTTCTCTGCTACGAAAAGAAGTCGTTCTGCTTTGTCTTCGCCATATAACTCTTCGATCTCATCGAGAGTCATCCATTTGGACTCAAACACTTCGTTCCAAGTTTTAGGGTCGGCGTCTTTCGCGTCTGGATCGATAAGTATGTCTAGCGGATCTTTAGACGAGATTCGGATTTCACCCTCTACGTGATCGCTAAAGTCCATGCGCACATCAAAGTACCCACGACCATCCATAATCAAACCGTCGCTAAATACCTGTTGCTCGACCCAATCCAACTTGTTGTTGTCGGATATCTGCATGTACAACTTAGTCAGGGTGTGGGCTACAGCCTCTTCGCCGCCTCTTCGCGGTTTGAACTTTACGTCTGCTCTGCGAGATGACTGCTCACCGAGGATTGTATTAACGGTAGGGAGAATCGTATTGATGGTCAGGGCGGGGCGTCCTTCGGCTTCTAGCGCTGCCGAGTCATCTAGATCCCACTGATCACCTTGGTAGTACTCATCACATTTGAGCGCCATTTCTACGTAATCTAAGTGGCCATTATCCCTAGCCCGCTCGTACCGAGCCCACTGGGTGCGGGTTATTTCTTCTTCCTTCGAAGGATCAATCTTCTTTGCTTTTTTCATCATTATGCGCTCATAGCTGATTTAGTGCGTTCGCCTTTAAGTAAACCAGGGAGTTTGTCTCGCCAGCTTGGTACGTGCTCAACCTTTTCAGTAAACGTACTGAACTCAGTCATCATCAAACCAATCCAAGCCAGGGCGTCTACCTGGTCGTCGTGTACCCCATTCGGGAAGCGCAATAACTCTGCTACCAGAGGGCCTGTAAATTCTTCATCTTTAGGCATGAACACCATGCCCTGTTGCATCCGACCTTGGATTGCTCTGGCACGCGCTTCTTTATCCCTGCGGCCAGTCTTGAGATCTTTGAAGTACGCTTCGTAGAGCCCGCGCTCACGAACACGCTTCTCGAGGAACGGTCCGAGGGCCATCTCAATGTGTCCTTTCTCAATACCAATGATTGACGGTTTCCATATCTCGTAGAGATCGAGGATCTGCTCAACCAATTCGAAGCCGTCGAAGCGACCTCGCACCATGTCCATCACGAACATCTGGTCGTACTCATCGACGCCTACCACGATTCCGACCGTGTAATCGTTTCTGTCGTTCTTACCAATCGCCAAATCCCACGCGCAGTAGTACTTCATGCGGTCTTCATCGACATCTTCATGGTCGTAGTAATTGATCATGTCTCTGGTGAAGTAGTCACCATCGTCAGCCACGGGGTTCTGTTGGTACAGTGCAGACCAGTCTCGTGGTCCAACTGCTTTCTCAATACGGTTAAGGGCTTCTTCGTCGTAACGTTCACGATGCAGGGCTTCTCCCTGTAGTCGGAACTCTTCATCAACCTCAGCTCTGGCTGGGTAGTTAACAACTTCCCACTGCTCGCCATTATCTGCTGCTGCTTTAAGTAGTCGCCCCGCAAGATCGTCATCGTGCCAACGAGTAAGGATAACCAGCACACCGCCACCAGGAGCGAGACGCGTATACGCCGTTGACGTATACCAGTCCCAAGCAGAGTCACGTGCGTTTGATGATTCGGCGTCGTCACGGTTCTTTACCGGATCGTCGATGACAAGGATATGAGCACCCTTACCAGTAATACCGCCGCCAACACCGGCAGCAACGTAACCGCCGCCAGAAGTAGTAAGCCATGCTTCAGCAGACTGCGACTGTGGGTCCAGACGAGTTTTAAATGCTGACTTAAATCCCTCTTCACGTAGGAGTCCACGAACTTTGCGGCTGAACCCCATAGCGAGCGAACCCGAGTAAGAACAACTAATAAACTCATGTTGAGGATTTCGACCGAGGTGCCAAGCTGGGAATGCCACCGACGCAAGTGTACTTTTACCGTGTCGGGGTGGCATGAATAGCATAAGTCTTGGAGACTTCTTTTCACTGACATCTCTAGAGAACTCCTCGAGCCGCTTACATATATCTTTGTGCACCCATCCCGCTTGGTAATCGGGGTTAAATCTCTCCACGAACGGTAGTAGCCGTTTACGAGTCAGGAACCGTAGAGCGAGTTCCGCGCGCGCCTTCTCTTCAACCGACTCTTCCTTCGTGGGCTCCGGTACGGGGCTCGCGGGTAGCGGTTCTTGCTCCGCGATATCCGCTTTGCAATACACACAGAGTCGATCATCCCCCGAGTACAGTGTCTCGGGGTGCGACGCTTTGCAGCGTATGCATTCGACCTTTGTGACTTCTGTCAT